GATCGGCCCCCACCCGGAGGCGAGCGAAGCGAGCTGGGGCCGATCGGGAGACGACGCGAGGCCCGGTGAATTCTCACACAACGATCGCAGCAACCGTTAGGGCAAAATAACTCGGGAATCGACAGGTATCAGGCTCGGGGGCTGTAATTTTTTCCTTGCCAGTGGATGTTGTATGGCCATTGAGTACATGGGGCAGGTCTACGGCAAGGGGAACAACGGGACAGAGAGGGCCAAAAGGTACGTGAAGGACTTCTTGGCCAAGGTGGAGCCGAGATACTCCGAGTTCTTCGACCTGTTCTGGAGATCCTTCCGCAACGGGATCGTCCATGGGTCTTGGCCACAGGTGATTTGCTTGCAGGGTTCTGAAGGCGACGGGATCACCGTGGGGGCGGGGATAGAAGACGGCGACCAGCACTTTGACTCCGGTGATGTTGTGTTGCCGGAACTGATAATCAATTCCAGCCGACTATTTGACGACTTGGAAGGGTCCTTCTGTGGAGGCTTCCGGCGGTGGATTCTGGAGGAATCAGATGAAGACGTGCTGGAGAGAGCCGCGCCGAGGCTCTTGAGGCTCAAGAAGGGCGACAAATCCGCCGTTGCCCAGATTGAGAAGGTCCGAAGTTGGAGCGCAGGTTCAGGCTAAGATCTCTGGACGCACCTGCCCACCCCCTCCACCTCCGGCACCCCGCTGATCGCCGCCGCCAGGTCCGCCAGCCTCAGGTCCGTGTAGTGCTCCAACGTCGTCCTCATGTCGGCGTCCCGCATGAAGTTCTTGGCCAGCTGGGGCAGTACGTTCGCCCGGGGCAGGGCGGTGGCGCAAGGGCTGACTCAGGGAGGGCAGTCCATAACCCAGCGGCTCGACATGTGCCGAGCCGGCGATCATTTTCCTCTGATCGCGACTTCGACCCGATCAACTACTGTTGACCGGATAAGGATTGCCCTGGGTGAGGTGTCAAAAACAGTGCTCTGATGAGATGCCGAAGCAGCGCTCTGATGAGCCACCTCCCTTCTGGCGGCATGTCGGATCTGACCAGTTCCAGCTCCGCGAATGTCGCCACGCAGAGATTAGCATGTCGGCGCAGGTTCAGCTGGTGACTGCCCCAGCCTCGACCCCCACCACCTCCGGCACCCCGCTGATCGCCGCAGCGAGGTCCGCCAGCCGGAGATCCGTGTAGTGCTCCAGGGTCGTCCTCATGTCGGCGTGGCGCATGAGGTTCTTGGCGAGCTGGGGCAGCACGTTCGCCCGGGGCAGGGCGGTGGCGAAGGTCTTGCGGAGGCTGTGGAGGTCGATCCACCGGCCGCCGGAGTCCCTTCTGGCGAGGAAGTCGCTCGCCTCCCTCCGCTCCCTCTCCTCCGGGCTCCCAGCCTCCTCGACCCACCTCTCCCTCGCCCGGTCGAGGTCCTGGTAGAAGGTCTTGATCGTCGGCATGGTCCAGAAGACCCGGCTCGTGGCCGTGGGATGCGCCGGGCGGAGGTCGCGGAGGAGCCGTACGACCTGGGGGTGGAGGGGGATGAGATCGTCGCGAGCGGCCTTGCCCACCCCGACGCGGATCTTGACGGCGGCGCGTTCGAGGTCCACGTCGCCCCAGGTCAGCTTGGCCATCTCGGAGCGGCGGAGCCCCGTCCTCGCGGCGACGAGGTAGATGGTCGACCTCGGGCAGTACTCCCTTTCCTCGTCCGCCAGTTCCTCGTCCCGCTCCCTGGCTGCGGCGATGAGGCGGGCGAGCTCCTCGTCGAGGAGAGCCCGCCGCTCGCGCCGCCGGTCCTTCCTCTCGTCGAGGGTGGGGATGCCCTCCAACCTGTTCTCGGGGATCCTGCCCACGCTGACCATCCAGTTCTGCCACGCGACGATCGTGGCGCGGTGGGCGTTGACGGTACGGGGTGACCGGCCGGACTCCTTGAGCGCCCGGAGGTGCTTGCCCACCGCGTCGGCGTCGAGGTCCGAGATTCGGCTCGCCCGGGTGGAGTGGAGGAGGGCGGTGAGGTGGCCGCGCTTGCACAAGATGTGCCTCTCGGCCTGCCCCACGTGCTTGCAGTGGGCGAGGTAGTCATCCACGTGCCGCTTGACTGCCAGCTTCCCCGCCGCGACGTACCCGGCGTTCCTCGGGTCCACGACCCCGGCCCGCGTCAGCGCCACGTCCTCCTCGATCTTCGCCGCGATCCGCTCGGCCACTCGCCTCTCGGTCGTGCGGGCAGACTTCTCCCGGCGGCGACCCGTGTGGTCGAAGTAGGCGACGTACAGGTTCGGGGATCCGTTACGGCGAAAGATGCTGGCCACGGCGGCGCCTCCGCTTGGGTTTCTTCGCGGACCGAGGGACGGCGAACTCAGTACACGGTCGGCACGGACGACTCCAGCTATTTCCTGCTAGTCGCTGACCAAGTCGTCATAGTCCTGCGCGTTCACATTGACCCATGCCTGGACCCAGGCGCTGCCATCGTCCTCGCTCCGTCGGTCCACGGGGGCGTCGTCGTCGATGTGAATGAGAACGTGGTTGTCGATGATGTCGAATGCGCGGGCACGAAGCTCGTCTGGGGTGAGGTCGCCGATTCGTCTCTTGTTCATTGTGCTGTCTCCATGCTTGTACTGGTTCGAGGGAATACGAGTACCTATCCGTGTCGACGATGCCGTCTGGGCCGTCGCTTGGTCGGAGTGACGGTGCCATCAGTGAGGAGGTCGGGGATCTTTCCAGCGGTCTTCCTCTTCTGTTTCGCGATCCAGCGAGCGAGGTCGGTGCGGTCGTAGCGGATCGCGCGGCCCACCCGGATGTGCGCGATCGTCCCGTTGTTCGTCAGGGTCCACAGGGTCCGCTCGGAGACGTTGAGGATCTCCGCCGTCGCCTTCGCGTCGAGAAGGGGGGAGAGGTTGGGGTTGGTGGTCATGCGCCGCGGTCCTGGAGGAAGTTGAGGGCCGAGAACACCTGTCCCTCGATATCCTGACGCGTGAGGTCGTCGATGGGTCGGATGTAGGGGTGCTGGCGGCCTTGGTTGTCGCGCCGCGCCGGGAACGAGAGGATGAGGTGGCCGTCGAGGGTCCGCCGGAGGGCGATGCCGTCGAGCCTGACCGCGCGGCTGAGGTTGAACGACACCCAGCCGAGCAGACCTCGTTCCCGATCCCACGGTGGTGCTGCCGAGAAGCGGATGTCGGTTAGGTTCATGCGCGGGTGCGCCCTCCAGCTCGGGGGTCGGTTCGGCTCTGGAGGGGAAAGGGCAGCGCGGAGTGAAGGCGGGGACGGAATCCGATCAAGACTTTGGCGAGCATGAACTTAGACGCTGGTCGTCGAGGAACGTCGGGTCTGGCATTGCTCACGACTGGATTCGGGGCCTACGATGGAAGGGTCCGCCACCGACTCAGCTCTTGGGCGGGGCCACAGGTGGGGCGGCGCCCGTGGCTCGGGAGAGGACTGGGAGAGTTGCACACGGCGCACAAGCTCACTGCCAGGGCCACGGAGGAGATCGCGACCGGATTCAAGGAGGTCGAGAGACTAGCTCAGGAGCTCGACGAAGCCCTCACGGCGTGCAAGACCAAGGCCGGAAGCACGCACAGGAACAGTCTGCCGGGCATCCGGAAGCGAATACTGGCCTTGAGGAAGGCCATCGAGGGCCTCTGCGGAGCCGCGGACAACGCCAAGCGACCTCTTCTGGAAGCCCTGATGCAGCGATTCTCGAATCCCTTCTACCGGCTCGAAAGGGATCTATCCGGAGCGGAGCCTATCGGCGCGGCGGCGGATGGCATGTTCGGCCGGGTTGCCGATGCCCTGAGAGTCAGGCTCACGGAGGAAGGTTTTCTCGAGCCCGACCTTTCGCGCGAGGTGGTGCAAGAGCTGACCGAAGCCGTCGAAGAACTCCTGGAAGCCCTGAGGAACTACGGGGACTGGGCAAGGGCACGCCGGCACAGGCGCGGGAAGACGACACCCGAGTCCCTGATGAGGGTCCTCGAGGAGACATGGGTAGTCGACAAGAAGCTCACTGCGATGGGCTTCGGGTACGGGTCGCCTTGGATTCACCACATCTACCGCACCTCGCCTCACCGAGAGCTGCGCGATCTGGCGGAGAGCATGGAAACTTTGCCATTTCGCCAGCACCGGAACACATGGAGCGCCGCCGCGGGAAGCCGCCTTTACTCGGTCGCCGCCCCGATTGACCAGATCGAACTCGTTGCTACGGCACTGAACCAGCTGCTTCGAGACGATGCGACCGCTGCCCGCCGCACGCGTGCAGAGAAAAAAAAGGGCGGGGGGCGACCGCGAACGGGTGACGAAACCAAGGAGCAGCGGCTCTGGGAGCGGTGGGATAGGCTCCGAAACAGCGAGAGGCGTCCCTCAATGCGGCGGTTCGCCGAGGACCAGGAGAGGTCTTACGACCACGTCAGGAAGGTCATCAACAAGATCGACAAGCGCTTAAAGCGTGCGAGTGCCGGTCCAACCAAGGGGCCGAAAAAGGCGGTCAAACGTCGGTGAGTTTGTCCGGCCAGCTTTCTTCGTTCCCGTCGCGCGGCTCACGACTTTCGTATCCCTATCTGCTGTAGTCAGTTCTAGTCCTACCCTGACACTCCCTGTCACAGGCTGAGGTCGGACAAACTCGCGGACAAACCCGGACAAACCTCCTCTGTCCGACCAGGCCGCGAAAACGGACTCCCGTGAGAGCGGGCACGAATGCCTGCTCGCCCGTGAACCCACTTCGGGAGTCCTTGAGCATGGTCAATCGAGTCGACTCACCGGGTGGCCTCGTCGGTATCGATGAGGTCTCCCACCTCCTCCAGTGTTCGCCGCGCCACGTCCGCCGACTGGCGGAGGCGGGCCAGATGCCCCAGCCCCTGCGCGTCGGGGGGCTCGTCCGCTGGCGGCGGTCGGAAATCGAGGACTGGATCTCGGCCGGCTGCCCTGGCGCATCGAAGGGGGGTGTCCGATGAGAGGTTCCCATCGTCGCGTCCGCGGTAGCAGCGCCGCGCCATCGGCTGGGGACTTTCGTTGCCGCTACTGCGGCATCCTCCTCGCCGAACGAGTAGCCGGTGGGTTGAGGATCTGCCGGTGCGAACTTCAGGCAGAAATGGTCGGCGCGAGCTTCACAGCGTCCATCGTCTGCTACCGCCGGAGATGCCGGCAACTCAATGTCCTACGGATTGGCGGGAAGGAGGAGGCTTCATCGTAGCGGAGCGATTCCTGTGGGGCGTGCCCGGTACACGGGACGCCGTCTAGGTCCGAAACAGTTCGAGCGCAACGACGCCATTTGAGGGTCCTAGTGAGCGCATGACGCCTGGCCCAAAGGCTGGGCGTCAATGCGCACTTCGGGGCGGGCGCACGAGCGAGAGCAGCTCGAGCGCGACCTGGGGACAGAGACGGGGCTTCTACTTCTACGGCGACTCCACCAAGCGGTGCCGGAAGCAGCGCGGTTCTCCACGTGGCCGGAACTGGCCGAGTTCATGGTCGCCGGGCGGCCTGACGACCCACGGCGGGACGCGATTCTGCGTGGGCTCATCGAGTGCCGGCGGAATGGCTCGCTCCTGTCGGTCTGGAACGCGGCGATGCTGCTCCTCTTTTGGCCGGCGCTGCTGAGGCTTTTCAAGGGGCGGCGGGACTGGGATCCGGACGAGGCAGAGCTGTGGTCCACCATCCGGGAAGCATTCCTGGACTCGGTCCACGGCTTGGACCTCGCAAAGCGGCCAGATCGGCTCGCGACGAAGATCATGGGGGATACGCGTTGGCGGAGCTGCCGAGCGTACGGGAGGAGGTGGCGGTCGGAGAGGCGCCGGTCCCCGGATGCGTACGTCGAGGACGTGGTCGGGGATGACGACCTCAACTTCGCCGCCATGGACCTACGCGGGTGGCAACGAGAGGAGCTGGCCCGCTACCGCCTCGCCTACGAGCGCGGGGTAATCAGCGAGGAGGACCTCCTTCTCTTGGTCGCCACGTGTGTGTACGGCCAGAGCGTCGCGGACTACGTCCGAGAGCACGAAGGCACCTACGACTCCTGGAAGAAGCGTCGCCAACGCGCCCTCGAGGCTGTCCAGGTTTGGGAGACAAGCGGTTAGAGAAATCTGCTCATTTCGTGTCCCCGCGTCGCCCGCTCCCTGCCCTTTCCCCGGTAGAGCCAAGCCGGAGGTCCCGGCGGCAAGGAGGTCAACCATGGACCGCGACAGCGTACGCGAGCTGCTGACGGAGCTGTTCGAGGAGGAGGCGCTCCTTCTCGGCGGAGTCCTGGCCGTCAACCCGGCCAGTGACGATTTCACCTGGAGGCTCGTCCGGGGTCTCGACGCACTTCGGCAACGCTTCCTGCGCCGGATCGACGAGGCGCCGGGCGAGCACGCCGGAAGGTGTGAGAGGTCCCGCATCGAGCCCCATCCTGCGATCGAGCACTTCCTCCGGGTGATCCGCGAGGAAGCGGTGGCGGGCGCCTGATCGCCAGCATTCCCTGAAACCCCTATTCGCTCGGCTCAAGCCGAGGAGGAGGAGTCCCTGTGTCCACAGAACGCAATCACGACAGATGGAGGCAAGTGCATGAGTCCACTCTCCCATATCGAAAGCGGCCGACAGCCCGCTCCCCGGCGCACGATGCTTTACGGCGTTCACGGCGTCGGAAAGTCATCCTTCGGAGCCCGCGCTCCCACGCCGATCTTTGTTCAGACCGAGGACGGTCTCGGCGAAATCGACGTCGACCGCTTCCCACTCGCCACGACCTACGCCGAGGTGATGAAGGCCATCGGCGAACTCTACGAGGAGGAGCACGACTACAAGACGGTGGTCGTGGACTCGCTCGACTGGCTGGAGCGACTCGTGTGGACGGAGGTCTGCCGCAGACGCGGTCTCGAGTCGATCGAGGACGCGGGCTACGGCAAAGGCTACGTCTTCGCGCTGGATCTCTGGCGCGAGATCCTCGACGGGTTGTCGGCTCTGCGTTCGAAACGAGTAATGGGTGTCGTGCTCATCGCTCACTCCAGGATCGAGCGATTCGAGAACCCCGAGACCGAGACGTACGACCGCTACGTACCGCGTCTCCACAAGCTCGCCTCGGCCATCGTGCAGGAATGGGCCGACGAAGTCTTGTTCGCCACCTACCGTATTCACACGAAGAAGGTCGACGAGGGCTTCGGTCGCAAGCGAGCGCAGGGCATCGGCACCGGCGAGCGCATTCTCCGCACAACGGAGCGTCCGGCTCACGTCGCCAAGAACCGGCTCAACCTTCCCGATGAACTGCCCCTCGACTGGGAAGCGTACGCATCTCACTTCAACACCTCTACGCAAGGAGCATAGACAATGGCTCGACTGGATGGATTCGACGCCAACACCGTCGATCCGATGCAGGACTTCGACGCGATCCCGGCGGGCGACTACCTGGTCGTCATGACCGACTCGGACTGGAAGCCCACCAAGGCCGGAACCGGCCGGTACCTCGAGCTCACCTTCCAGATCATCGAAGGCGACTACGAGGGGCGAAGGCTCTGGACCCGCCTCAACCTCGACAACCCGAGCGAGAAAGCCGTCGAGTTCGCCCGCGCGGAGCTGTCGTCGATCTGCCGCGCGACTAGCGTGATGGCTCCCAAGGACACGGCCGAGCTGCACGACCGGCCGTTGATCGCCACCGTCAAGTGCAAGAGGCGCGACGACAACGGCGAGGTCGGAAACGAGATCAAAGCCTACGCGCCCAAGGCGGCCGTGACTCCGCCGCGCACCGACGACACCACGGCACCGTGGGCACGGAAGGCGTGACCCGAGACAAGGGCCAGGGGGCGACATCTCGAACCTCGTCGGAACGGGGTGTCGCCCCCACTTTCTCTGAGTGCCATGCAGCTGCGACCCTACCAGCAGGCGGCGGTCGACGCCGTCTACCATCACCTCCGGACTCGCGACGACAACCCCTGCGTCTCCATCCCGACGGCGGGCGGCAAGAGCATCGTCATGGCCCAGATGGCCAAGGATGCCGTCGAGAGGTGGGGCGGGCGAGTCGTCATTCTCGCTCACGTCAAGGAGCTTCTCGAGCAGACAGCCGACAAGGTCAAGCGGCTTTGCCGCGACCTGGTAGTCGGGGTCTACTCGGCGGGGCTCAAGAGGCGCGACACCGAAGAGCCTGTCATCATTGCCGGGATCCAGTCCGTCTACCAGAGGGCTTGCGATCTCGGACCCTTCGATCTCGTCATCGTGGACGAGGCCCACATGATCCCGCCCGATGGCGAGGGCATGTACCGGACCTTTCTTGCCGACGCGAAGGTCGTCAACCCGAGGCTCCGGGTCATCGGGCTCACCGCGACGCCGTTCCGGATGAGGACGGGCACGATCTGCACCCCCGACGGCATCCTCAACCACATCTGCTACGAGATCGGCGTCCGCGACCTCATCGACCAGGGTTACTTGTGTCCGCTGGTGTCGAAGACGAGCCGGACGGAGCTCGATGTCTCAAAGCTCCACGTCCGGGCGGGCGAGTTCATTGCAGGCGAGACGGAAGCCCTCATGGACACGACCGAGCGCATCGACGCGGCGTGCGCCGAGATCATGCGTCACACCCGCGACAGGTCTTCGGTCCTTGTCTTCTGCTCGGGCGTCAAGCACGGACGGCACCTGGCGCAGAAGCTGCGATCCCTGGGCGCGGAGGTAGAGACGGTGTTCGGGGAGACGCTCGATTTTGTCCGCGACGAGGTCCTGGATCGATTCCGGCAAGGCGATCTGAAGTACGTCGTGAACATGGACGTCCTCACGACCGGATTCGACGCTCCGAACATCGATTGCGTGGCGCTCCTGCGGCCGACCCTCTCGCCCGGACTTTATTACCAAATGGTGGGTCGAGGCTTCCGTCTCGCCGAGGGCAAAGAGAATTGTCTCATCCTCGATTTTGGCGGCAACATCCTCCGGCACGGACCCGTCGATCGACTCTCGATCCCGGGATCGAGAAACGGCAAGGACAGAAAGGCTCCCCTGAAGATCTGCCCCGAGTGCGACTCGGTGGTGCTGGCCGGCGTGGCGATCTGTCCCGACTGCGGGTTCGAATTCCCCGAGCGCGAGCGGCGTCCGCACGAGCCGAAGGCTTCGACCGAGGACGTCCTTTCGGGTCCGCCCAAGACCACCACGTACGCGGTCGCGGGGGTCGAGTACTCGGTCCACACCAAGTTCGGTGCGGATCCGGAGGCCCCGAAGACCCTCCGCGTCGACTACCGGATTGGCCTCTACGGCAAGCAGTCGGAATGGATCTGCGTCGAGCACGACGGCTATGCCCGGGAGAAAGCCGAGGCGTGGTGGCGGAGACGATCCCGGACTCCGTGCCCGAGGACGGCGGAGGAAGCGGTCGCGCTTGCCCGCAACGGAGTCCTAGCCCCGACGATTGCAATCCGGGTCCGGAGTGCACCGGGAGAGAAGTACGACCGGATCACGGGCTACGAGCTGGGAGAGGTGCTTCCGAGCGAGGACGAGCTCGCCGAGCAGAGGGTCAACGAGCTACTGGAAAAGATGGGCATCGGGCCTGATGAGGTCCCGTTCTAGGAGACAGGCGTGATGGAAGTCATGGACAGCATGATGGGTGAGGCGGCCCTTCGGTACGCCGAGCTGGGCTACCGGGTGTTCCCGTGCTTGAAGGGGACCAAGGAGCCGATCCCGAACCACGGGCACCTCGAGGCGACGACGGACGCGGCGACGATCGAGAGGTGGTGGCGGCACTCGCCGAACGCCAACGTGGCGATCGCGACCGAGGGGCTTCTTCTCGTCGATCGCGATGGTAAGGACAACGGCTGGCCCCACGATCCCGAGAGGATCCTGGAGCTGGGGAGTCAGCCCTCGGTGCTCACGCCGCACGGAGGCCGGCACGCCTGGTACCGGCAGCCCGAGGGGAAGTCGTGGAGATCCAGCGCGGGACGGCTCGCTCCCGGCGTCGACGTCCGGGCTGATGGCGGCTACGTCCTCGTCCCGCCGTCGGTGGTGGACGGGGTCGCGTACACCTGGATCGAGACGCTGGAGCTCGAGACGGGGCCCGAGAAGCTGGCAACGCCGCCACCGTGGCTCATGGAAGCTCTGGACGCGCTGGAGAAGCCTTCGCCCGGTCGGTGTGGCACCGATGGAGGTCCCATCCCCAAGGGGCAGAGAAACGCCACCTTGGCCCGTCTCGGGGGCTCCATGCGACGGGTCGGGATGACAGAGGAGGAGATCACGGTGGCGCTTCTGGAGACGAACAGGGGGCGCTGCGAGCCGCCCCTTTCGGAACGGGAGGTCCGGCGCGTGGTGGCCAGCATTTCGCGCTACGAGCCCGACCAGGTCTCGGTGGCGGTGGTGGAGAACCACTGGGGGCAGGACCACTCCGAGGTGCTGGAGAAGGAGCCCGGACCCGAGGACCCGGGACCTCTACCGGAAGAGCTCCTCCGGGTGCCGGGATTCGTCTCGGAGGTGATGGACTTCACGCTCGAGACGGCCCCCTACCCGAACCCTGTCCTGGCGTTCGGGGGAGCTCTCTCGCTCCAGGCGTTTCTCGCCGGGAGGAGGGTCCGGGACCCGGGCGACAACAGGACCAACCTCTATCTTCTCGGCCTTGCCCATTCGGCCTCGGGCAAGGACTGGCCGCGGCGGGTCAACGGCCGGGTCCTCCACGAGGTGGGGCTCTCGGGCTCCTTGGGCGAGAGGTTTGCCTCCGGGGAGGGGCTCCAGGACGCGCTCTTCCAGACCCCGGCCATGTTGTTCCAGACCGACGAGATCGATGGGCTCCTCCTGTCGATCAACAAGGCCCAGGACGCGCGCCACGAGGGGATCTTGGGGACGCTGCTCACGATGTACTCCTCGGCCAGCGCCGTCGTGCCGATGCGGCGAAAGGCCGGGCAGGAGCAACCCGGGGTGATCGACCAGCCGAACCTGGTCCTGTTCGGGACGGCGATCCCGACCCACTACTACGCTTCTCTGTCGGAGCGGATGCTGACGAACGGGCTCGTGGCCCGCATGCTGACGCTGGAGAGCTTCAGGCGCTCGAGGGGGCAGGAGCCGAAGATCTTGACCCTCCCGGAGAGGGTCCTCAAGACGGCGCACTGGTGGGCTCAGGCAAGGCCGGGTGGCGGCAACCTCTCCCAGGTCCACCCAGTGCCGCGTACCGTGCCGCAGACGGAGGCGGGTAGGCGGGTCCTCATCGAGGCTCGGGAGGCGGCCGAGGCCGAGTACGCCCTCTGCGAGGGGAGAAACGACGCCGTCGGGACCACGGTCTGGGGCCGGGTCAACGAGCATGCCCGGAAGCTGGCTCTCATCTATGCGGTGAGCGAGAACCGGGAGGACCCCAAGATCGGTGACGAGGCGGCCCGCTGGGCGGTGGAGTTCGTCGACCACCATACCCGGCGCATGCTGTTCATGGCGGAGAGCCACCTGGCGGAGAGCGCATTCCAGGCCGACTGCCTGAAGGTGCTGCGGAAGCTGCGGGAGGCAGAGGGTCAGGAGCTTGCCCACAGCGTGCTGCTCAAGCGGATGAAGATGGACGCCAAGTCCTTCCGGAACGTGATCGCAACGCTCTCGCAGAGGGGTGATATCGAGGTCCTGGAGAACCGGACGGCGGGCCGAACGGGGACCCTCTACCGGCTCATCGGGTAGGGGGAAAGAGGGCCGATCGGGCGAGGGAAGAAAGGTCGGGAAGGGGGGAGAAGGAGGGTCGGCCCCTCACCGGAAGGGGGTGAAAAAGGGAGTATAAGGTGAACAGAGTAGGGAACGAAGTTGAGCATGTAAGTATATATATAATAATAATTTACTTAATCTCTCTCCTCTTTCTTCCTCTCTTTCACCCACCCCCTCTCACAGACCCCGTTTTTCCTCTCTACGCGTGTATATGAGGGGGGCGAAAGATCAAAGGGGTGAGGGGGGCTTTTCTCTCCCCGTGGGGCTCGTTTTGGCCCGGCTGGGTGGCCGCCAGAGGGTGATGCTTGGGGCCGCAATGAGGGGTGCTTGGGTCAGGGCGTGATCCCTCAACCGCTCGCGTGCTGTGTGCCGATGGCGTCGACGAGGAGGATCCATGCCATGGCCCATCGCTACGAGCTGACCCTGACGAAGAGAGGCTTCCTGTCACCCGTAGTCCTGGACGGGTTCGGGTGCTTCTTTGTGTTCGAGGCCCGGCAGGTGGGCGGCCTGGCTCCGCGACGGCTGGAGTTGCAGGCAGGGATCTCAGAGGCGGCCCTTGCTTGCCCGCCGTGGAGCACGTTCGCGCGCGATCCCGAGGGGGCGATGAAGCAGTGCTACGCCCACGTCCTCTCCTACCTCCAATGCGGGGAGTTGACCCAAGGTGACTTCACGGCGAGCTCGCCACGGCGCTTCATGATCACCGCGGAGCGCGCCGTCTACGATGTGAGCGACCTCGACGAGACGCTCACCGTCGAGGCCCAGGGGCCCGCCCTGGGCGCGTGAGGCCCGGACCCCGGACTCCCAGTCCCCCGTTCGAGACACGCCTCAGAGGGCCGCCTGTGGCCTTCCACGGGAAATCGGAGGGGGGCACCTCCGGGGCTCCGGGGTCAGACGGTGAGCGTCAGCCCCTGACGCCTCCGCAGCTTCCACGCTGTTTCTTCCCAAGATCCTTGAGCCGGTTTGTTAGGTTTTTTGCCAACGCTCGTTAACTCATCATGGTCAGCTACAGGTACGTCCAGCGTGAGAATTCTGTATGTAGGGCGGGGTGCCATTCAAGGATCGAGGCGCTTCCTCGCCGCATGCTCGGAGTCCCGGAGTCCCATCCCCTATATGTGGACTCCGGGACCGCGTGTCCCGAGTGTCGTCTCCCGATCGGCCCCCACCCGGAGGCGAGCGAAGCGAGCTGGGGCCGATCGGGAGACGACGCGAGGCCCGGTGAATTCTCACACAACGATCGCAGCAACCGTTAGGGCAAAATAACTCGGGAATCGACACACGCCGCGAGCCCCAGTGCGATCACGCAGTCATCGTGGGATCCGCCCGGCGCGCTGGTGCGGATGGTCCCGGCGTCGGTGACCGAGTACTCGAACGCTTCCAGCTCGTCGATCCCGACGGGCCAAAGCTCGGGCTTCGGGAGGACGATCTCCTTGCGCTCGATGAGCATGGCGAGGTTGTTGATGAGGTCGGCCTTCGACCGGGAGGTGAACGGGTACGCCCGGCACACGATGTCGGCCATGCGGAGTTGTTCGAACACGGGCTCACCCTTCCCGGTGGAGTCGACAGTGACGACGACGTTCCCTCCGAAGCGATCGATCGTGGCCTTGATCCTCTCCACCTGAAGCGCCCAATCGAGGCGGTGGAACCTGTCAGCGAAAACAACGCGACCGTCCGTACTCATGATTACGAGAACCGTGAAGTCCTCCACCTTTGCGAGATCCAGCCCGGCGAAGTACAGCTCGTCCTTGACCGGCTCCTGCCACTCGCCTGTGGCGACGTCGCGGACGTTTCGGAACACCTGGCCGGCACCTTCCAAGAACTCACCACCCAATTCCTGCCGGAACACCCTTTCGGGGAGCCTCTCACGCTCAGCTTCGATCGTTGCCATGTCGAGGTGCGGGTTCGTCCAGCTCGGGAAGTTCCAGCTTTCGTACTGAGGATCGTTCCCCTGGCCTCTTCGGAACGCGTCGTAGAACCAGCCCTTCCCCTTGGGGGTAGAAATCAGCAGAGCCCATCCTTTCTTGTCAATCAGTCGTTGCGAGAGGTGTCCCTCCCAGATTGCTGGTTTGAGTCTCGAAGCCTCGTCGCAGATGAGCCAATCGAGCCCCTCCCCGAGAAGACTCACGGGGTTGTCGGCGCTCTTCGCACGGATCTCCGACATGCCTCCAGCCATGTTCCTTAATATGATCCGGCGATCACTCTCTCTCATGAGAACGATGCGATGTCGAAGGTGCTCTCCAATGAGAATGCCGAGTTCGCGATAAACCTTGTCGGCGAGTTCGTAGTTTGGCGCGCAGACCCATCCGTAGCTTCGCTCCTGTGGCTGCATGGCTGCGCAGAGAGCCTCCATCGCAGCACACCGGCTCTTGCCCCAACGGCTGCCGCATGCGAGCACGCGACGCGGTGCTCGGGAGGCATGGACGAGTCGCTGGCCCTCGTGGGGCTCGTACTGCATGTCGCGGAAGAAGAGGTCCTTGTTGATAACGGCTGGCATCGTGGTCATGATGCTGTCGCCCCGCGACGGGGAGCCTGCCTGCTCCACCGGACAATCCCCCACACGCTGAGGCCGGCGTACACGCTTTGCAGAAGCGCCTGTTCGGGCAAGCCGTGGTGAAAGTCGGCAATGGCCCACGCGGTGTTGGTGCAGAGCCAGATCCAGAAAGAGATGACGCTGCCACGGATGTTGAGGATGACGGCTGTGAGCGACGCGATCGTGATCAACCAGAGCACAGCTCGCCCTCCTTGGTGCCAAGCCGCTCGGCCCGGACCTCTTCGTAGCTGCGTCCATCTCCGTCGAGGATGGCTGTCCGGCCGGTCAGCTTTTCCCAGCGCATCACGATGACGTCCGTGTAGAGGGGATCCAGCTCCATGAGATAGGCGCGGCGTCCCGTCTGCTCGGCGGCGACCAGGGTGGACCCGCTTCCGCCGAAGAGGTCGAGGACGTTCTCGCCTTTCCGCGAGCTGTACTGCATGGCGCGTGCGGCCAGCTCGACAGGCTTCTCGGTGAGGTGGACCATGGACTGCGGGTTCACCTTCTTGATGTGCCACTATGCCGACTTCTGGATTATGCCGCGATCTGGCCTCGAGGCCGCTCTCCTTGCGGGGCCCCTCTCAAGTATGGCGGCATAATCCGACGTCTTTCAGGAACGCCAGGAGCCGGTCGTCCGC